TTCTTTCATAAAATTCACGGGCACCACTTGCCTCAAACTTCATGTCTTTTAGCATTAACTCTAAATCATTTGTTACGTCGTCATTCTTGTATGCCTTTAAAAACTCTGTTGGCTTTCCTTCTGTAAATCTACTGTAGCAAGCCTGATCATCTGTGTCGCCAAGATAGTCTACAACATCTGGCTTAAACCACTTCATAACCTTAAACCAAAGCTCAATCATTTTATCATCTTGATATGGAAATTGCTGATCCGATGACAGCATCCACTTTAAATCATTAGACATTTAATATCCTTAAATTAAAAAAGTCACGGTTTCGTGACTTTATTGAACATGCTATATTTTAACATATTCTTATAACCTGTCAAGCATTAAATAGTTTTAAGTTGAGTTGCTATCCAATTAACACTTATTGTTGAGGTAGTTGCCTTATTGCTTACTGCATATATTGTTCCGCCTGTTTTATCTGTATTTAAAACTGCTGATACTGATACATTTCCAGTTGTAGAAGTTAAAGCTTGTGCCATTGAAGCAACAAATCCAGTATCTGTACCTGCTGTAAATGACGGAGTAAATGTTACTGATACGGATGCTGGGGTTGTACCTTTTAATATTATTGATGCTGTGCCTTGATCTGTGACTGCTACTCTATTTTGACCACTAGAGTCTTTTGTAGCATTTAATAAGCTTGTAGATTTTGTAAAAACATCTGTTAAATTATCTTGTAATTGATTTAAATCATTTGGGTCAAATGGGGCACCCTCATTAAATGTTACAACTTTCCAATTTGCTGCCATTATAAATTTTCTCCTAATTCATGTGAATTTATTTCCGATTCGCTTACTTCTACAATATTAGACCTATTAAGTCCATATTTAGAAAATGAATCTGGGTTCACAATATGACGCTTTTTATTTTGCGATATTAAATACATTTTACCATCTGCAATGTTCTTGATCAAAGCGCCATCTCTAAACCCTAATTTACCAGACTGTTTAATTAAAGATAAGGCAGACTCTGTAGCATTTACTGTAGTAAAAGACCAAGACTCCTCTGCTCTTTTAGATATCAACTTGTATCTTTTTCCGTCTTTAATCCAGTAAGTACCCTTGTCTGTCTTAACAGCAATTCCTGAAGGGAAATCAGTCGGAGAGGTTATTAAGATGCTCTGAGTATTCTTCTTTTGCTTGATCTTTAGCATTTTCCTTTTCCACAAGTTGTGTAATCTCTGCACGTAATATTGCAATTTGAGTTTCATAATTTGATACCAATTCACCTATTCTTTGTTGCAACGCTGTAATGACTAAACTTGCTTTATTCTCCTGGTTCATTTGTTACCTTTTCTAATTCGCTTTGTAATGCTTGTTTTTTTGCAAATGCATTTTCTAGCTGTAATTCTAAAGCATCTACTGAGTCTTGATTAATTGGAGTCACTGCAGACTCTTGAATAATTAACATATTTATATTAAAAATATTATTTACAATGCTTTTTAAGTGCACATTAATAATATCAATTTTTTCTTGTTTTTCTAAATCCATTAAATAACATCCTTAGTCTCTGTTACTGGTCCCCATTTTCCGAGAGGGCATCCAGCATGAGGAAGCTTTGCTTTTTCTGTCATAAAGCATCCACACTTTTTGCAAGTTTTTGTTGCTTTAATTAATGACGGACAATTTAAACAATGATTTTCATATCTATATTTAAATGTATCATCATCTACTCTTCCAATTTTTGGATTTAATAAATCCCAGGGTCTGACTTTATCCCCAGCATTTTTTTCTTTCCATATTTGAAAAGGTGTTTTTTGTGACATTGCTATTCCGTTGGCTCTGTTATTTCTTCTGGCTTTGGACCAAATTCATTTGTTTCTGAATTATAAGTAGATCCTACCTGAACAATTCCATCATCTGTAATTAATTGTCCAGTAACATTTTTAATAATTGGATTGCTTGTAAATATTGCACCTAATCTTTCATCTGTGTGCAAAATATCTATTACTTCTCCGTCAATAATAAATGCTATTTTAACTGGTGGTAATTCTGGCATAGTTCCTCCTTGTTTCTTATATTATACATAATCTATGTATATTTGTCTACAGCGATTAGGCTGAGAAATTGTCTAACGTACTTCCTTGATTTGTTACTGCTGCCATAGCAATTACACCCACATATGATCCTTTAGATCCCCCATAAATATAGCTTACGCTACCCGAAGAGCTGCTTGTTTGCCCAGTTGCAGTAATTGTATTTCCTGAAGTTTCTGCCTGTACGCTATTTATTGGAATATAATAAGTTGTATTAAATTCAAGTCCAGGCTCATTTTCAAAAGTAGCTATAATTTTTGAATCAATTAAGGTTGGACTAGCGCCGACAAATTGATAAAGTTTTAATTCTGAGTAATAAGTATACACATCTGCAGAAACTTCTTCTACTGCATAATATGTTTTTCTAGTAACTTCTTCAGTAACAGTATCTCTCTTAGTGTATATGTATCCAAGTGCTGTATCTCTTACCTGATATGTATAAGTATATGTTGTAACATTTTCAAGCGCATTTGTTGACCATGTATATCCTTGTTGTCTAATTGCATAAGTATAATATATTATTGTTTGATTTTGATAAGCATTAGTTGAATAAGTATAAGCTTGTACTCTAACTGAATAGCTATAGCTTGTTGTTGTTATGGTTTGAGATTGATTTGTTGACCAGCTATAGGTTGTTGTTGTTACACTTTGTCTTATAGCATAAGTATTTGTTGTAGTGCTATTTGCTCGACATAATGTATAGTTATATCTTAACCTATCTCCAGTTCCAGATGTTCCAGTAAATGAACATGCCAGGTTTACTCTACTTGCGTTACAACCTCCCGTTGATTGTGGTGATGCAAATGTACCTGATCCAGTACATGAATAAGATGTTGAAGTGCTAGAAGAACATGCACCGCATCGGTCTCCAGCATTTGGCCCAGTGCCTGGACAAGATGCTGAGCTGCTAGAACCAGTACAAAGATTTGAAGTTGATGTAGATGAACTACATGATGAACATCTTTGTCCAACACTACTTCCAGTACCTGGGCAAGATCCTCCAGAGCTAGAACCAGAACAAGTTATTGTAATGTAAGAATCTATATTTGTTGAACAAGCACCACATCTGTCTCCTACGTTTGGTCCAGTATCTGGACATGAACTAGTTGTAGTAGAACCACTACATGATGCAAAAGAGTTACAAGCACCACATCTTTGTCCTACAGAACTTCCAGTACCTGGGCAAGATGTCGAACTATCAGATCCAGAACAGGTTAATACAGAAATTGTTTCTGGTTCTCCTGAACAAGATCCACATCTATCTCCTACGTTTGGTCCAGTATCTGGACAGGTTGTAGAAACTTGTGATCCAGTACATGCTGCAACAGAGTTACAAGCACCGCATCTTTGTCCTGCTAAGCTTCCAGTTCCTGGACAAGTGCTTCCTGAATTTGATCCAGAACAAGTTAACTGCTCTGTTATAGTTGCATTTTCTGTACAAGCAGTGCATCTATCTCCACCTATTGATCCAAAATCTGGACAGGTTGAAGTTGTAACTATGCTTCCAGTACATGGATAGCTACTAGAAGTTGCACAAGAAGTACACCTATCTCCGCCTAATGGACCAGTGTCTGGACATGAGTATGATGTTGCTGAAAGTGTGCATGGATAAGTTGTTACATTTGTTGTTGATGTAGTACATGCACTACATCTTAATCCAACATCACTAAATGTATATCCTTCAGATTGTGGATTTGATCCTAATATTGCTAAAGGTGGACAATCTTCATTTGGATCGTATATTGTAGTTAAATTAGTTGAACATCTATAAACAAAGCCATCACCTGGATTTAATATATATGTATAATCTGGTACTACTGACCAAAAAGAAGATGTTGATGCTACCCATACTGCTGCTCCAAGGCCACCACCAAAAGTATCAACAGAAACCGATTGGTTAAAACTACCTGCATCAACAGTTTTCATTGGGTTGTCGCCTAAATCGCCAGAAGAATTTACTGCCCTGCTTCCATTTACACTCCAGGTATTGTTGCCTCTTGATGGTCCGCCATAAGTAAATCCACCACTTGCAGTACCTAATCCAACCGATACAGTTCTATTAAAATCATCTGACAAAGATGGAACTTGTGCTTCAATTGGAGGTGTGCTGTAGTAATAATAGGTTACATTATCTACTCCAACTACTTCATCTCTTGCATAAAAATAATATGGCGGTGGATTTGCATCGTATTCAGTAATTGTATATGGATTTGTAGATGTTACATTTCCTCCACTAGGATCATCGGTAGACCCAGAAGATTGAACAGCAACTTCAGTTGTATAAAATATTCTAGTAATTAATGAATTATAATTGCTATATGTTCCAGAGGATCTAGTTACTGTAGTTCCAACTCTACCAGTTCCAGTTAATTTAGGTCTAGTTATTTGTACTGGTGAGTTATCGGCGCCAAATGTAGCTTTCCATAAATTTTGTGTAACTTTGACATAAATTCTATTTACTTGTTTCCATAAATTTTGTGTAACTTTAACATAAATTCTATTTGCTGGCTTCCACAAATCTTGTGTAACTTTAACATAAATTTTTGCTGACATTAGGCCCAGCTAATCCAGATATCTCCAACAACTCCTGTGGTAGGAGATGGTTCTGCTTGTGCAGTAGTTCTAGTTCCGTAGTACACGCCAAAACCTCTTTTTAACATGTTATTATTGTAAGGATCAGAAACAATCATTCTTTGTCTTGCAGCTGATCCGTACCCTGTGCTTGCTGGATACTCAGACCCATACTGAGTGATTGCCGTATTTGGTGCTCCGCTAGTTCCATCTGCATTTAGTGTTAGTCTACCTATTGCAGTTACATTATTTCCAAGAGTAGGAATATTATATATTTTTAAACCAGATGTACTTAATTCTATTTTTGAATCAAGATAAGTACCAGCGCCTCCGCCTTCAATATCAGCAGGTAGTTGTCCTGAATATAATGTTATTACTCCAGTAGCATTTATAGATTCAATTTTTGTATTTGAATCTCCAATTCTAAATCTTGTAGTATTCCATACATTGTCAGTGCTTCCTTCTACTAATGTAAAAGAAGATCCTGTAATTGTTGAGCCAGTTATATTTCCAGACATAGATAAATGTGAGTCTCCAGTTCCAGGAGATGCTGTTAATGTAAATTTACCAGTTGGAGATCCGCCATTATAATGAGAGATGGAAGATGGGGTTAATCTAAAATGATACCCAGAACTACTTCCTAAAAATATATTTGGATCTGTTCCGCTATTTATTTTTAAAGTTCCTGTAGAGTTTTGTAGGTAAGACTCTCCTAAATTCCATCCACCAATATCTCCATATGTTGCTGTAATATATCCGCTATTAGATACACGGAATGGAGCGCTTAAATAGTTAGCATTTCCTAACCAGATTCCAGTTGCTGGCACAGCTTTAAATATTGTGTTGCCTGATCCTATTTCTAAATCTCCAGTAAATGTTCCAGATCCTTTTATTGCAAGTGTCCCAGTAGTTCCAGATGTTAAATATTCTAATAATTTTGTAGTTCCGTCTGTTCCATAGATAATAAATGGAGAGGAGCTTCCAGATATAACAACTCTTTGACCTCCGCTAACTCCTGCTGTAATTGAGTTATCTGCAGTTAATGTACCAGTACTTATTTCGCTAGCTGGTAATTTTAATACAGTAATTGGGTTACCGTCTGCAGAAACTGGTTGCCCATTTGCAACCCCATTAGCATTTATTGTATCTATTTTAATATAATACGGAACTCCATATTGAAGAAGTGTTCCTAGTGTTTTATCAATAATAGTTCCAACACCTATTGAAACTTTATTTGATCCATTTGCAAAATTTAATGTGTGAACCCAGTTATCGTTACTTGGTGTAAAGTTAGATGCTGTTCCTATAAATACTTTTGCTCCAGCAAAACTACCTTTAGTAAAGTCTACTGGGTCGCCATTTGTATCTAAACTTTTACCGCTCCATTCAACAATAACAGAAGCTAGTCCTGCAGTTACTATTGGTGTGTCTGGATCTTCTGGAGATAAAACAATTTCTCCAACTGCTGGAACCAATATTGACCTTGGTAAACTTACTGCAGATCTACTTCCATAATTTGATATAGCATATAATGCTACTGCATACTCTCCTGCTGGTGCTGCAATTGTTTGTGTGCCTGCAGCTTTAAAACTTCCTGCTGGCTTTGTTCCATCGAATGGAGAACCATCAATATATATATCAATTCTATCTATATTTGTAATTGCTCTGCCAGCTGCATCATTTCCGTTCCAAGTTATTTTAATTAAACCTGGCTCTGCAGTTACACTGCCAACTGGTAGGTCTGGAGTTCCTGGAAGAGTTTCTCCTGGAGTAGTTAAAACTTTTGATGCAGACCATAATCCAAATGTTCCATCTTTATATTTCCATCTAAGTTGAATTGGGTAGTTTGTATTTAATTCAAGATCTGTAATAGTTACGACAAAATAATTACCGTTTTCTACGGCAACTGAGGTGTCTTTTAATAAATCTTGATATGCTGCCATTTTAGTTCCAGTCTAGGTCTAGTTTATATTCTATATCCAAGGATCTACCAGCAATTTTTTTAATTCCATAAAAAGATCCACTACCAGATACTGTTGCAGTATTATTTTTTGAAAGAGTTACCGTGTTATTTAATATACTTGAAATTAATGCGCCAGACGCTATTCCAGTTCCAGAAACTGGTTGTCCTACAAATAAATTATTTATTGATCCAACCGTTATAGTATTTTGTCCAGATGTTCCAGATATTGATGTTGAATTAATAACAACAGATCTACTAATTAATCCAAAGAATGGATCAAAAGTATCTTCATCGTTAATTCTTAATCCATCAAAGCCAACATATGTAGTAGAACTTCCAGATGGGGTTATTGTAATTCCAATTTTATTAATAGATGATTTGTCTGGTGCCGACACGCTTGCTCCAGAAAAAATTAAAGACATTGGGATGTCGCTTGTAATAGTATGTCCTAAGCTAGATGGTGCGCTTATTTGATACTGAAAATACTGAGTAGGAGAACTATAAAGTCTAATCTTAATAGAACTTAAATTCGCATCTAATTTGTTGTATGCTAATCTTAAAGTATCATTTGTACTATACCCAGATAAATCAATTGGTGAAATGTTATAAAAATATTCATTTGATGCTGATCCGTCTGACTGCATTACTACTAAGTTATTTCCTATTCTTGGATTGTCAGTAGAAAAATCTGCTTTAAATAAATCCTCGTCAGTCCAATCTAAATAGCTAGAAAAATCTGTTAAAAATTTACTATCAAAATTATTTATAGAAGAACGAGTTGATGGATATAAACCTATTTCATTAATATGTCCCTCTACATCTTGTGGTATAGATGTTTTAAAAATTGCAGAATATGTAGATGCTCCTTCTACTGTCTGTATGTCAGATGATCCAAAAAATACTGGTACTCTGTAGAATTCAAATCCAAGTTTGGTGTCATTTTCTGTGGCAGATATGTAATCAATTCCTACCGCTATATCTTTTTTTAAATTAGATACATTACCAGCAATTGTATTTGTTAAAAATCTTTTACCAAATTTTGTAATAACATTTGAAGAACGGGCAATTTCTTTTCCGTCTTGATAGTATATATATGTTCCTTTAATCATTTTTCTCCTAAATTGGTGTGGAATATGCAGAGGAATATTCCGTTCCGTTTGTTCCTGTTACTACAGCTTTTACTCTGAGCCATCTAGATGAAGATGTTGCTAATGTGTCTCCGTCTCGTGAGTCTACTCTATAAGTTTTTATAACATTGCTACTTCCAATATTATTTGAATTTGTTGTAGAGTAAGTTTTTGATCCACTGTTTAAAGCAGTGGCGGATGATCCACTTGATGAACTTATTATCCAATCATATCTTACACTTGAATATGATCCAAGTCCAGAAACATTGTCCCATCCCCAAGAAATTCTTGTCCCATCTCTTTTAAAGTATACAGAAGGCACACTGGGGGTTGGAGTAACAAATGGAACAGATAAAGATGATTTGCTTGCAACTTGAACAATTGTAGTAGGATTTGATATTCTAACATCTACCCCATCTACATTAGTTTTATTTTGGCTTGAATTTCTAACTCTTAATATAGCTCTAACCTTTTGAACTTTTGTTGCAATGTCATAATATGGTTCATAAGTTATACTTTCTATATCTGAAAGCTCTGGTATATCCAATAGATCTTCTAGTGTTGGAGTGTCCGTTAATGTGTCACCATCTTTGTTTACATAGCCTGATGCCCCAGATGAATACAAGTTTGCGGTTAAATATTTAGAGTAATCTATTCCGCTTCCCTTTAATATTAAATATGTGCCTGGAAATGCTAGTACTGTTTCTGGGCTGGAATCGGTAAGAACAAAGACTTGACCTCTATTAAGGTCACTTACACTTAGTCTTTTATTTGGAGTATTCATATCTTTTTATTATACCATTTTAAAACTATAAAGTTCTACAGGTAATTGATGTCTCCAATCCTTCAGAAAATGAATGTTTTACTTCTGTAACAATAAAATTCTCTGTTCCAGCAAGTCCTTGGTATGTATTTTTAATTGAGACTATATCTCCGACTGAAACTAGAGGGTTTCCAAAGATTGTCATATTGACAATTCTTCCTTTATTTATAACATTTGATTTAATCCAATTAGCAAGAGATTTTACATCTGATTCGTTTTGCAACCAACTAGAAATAAATACTGCTGGTTCTTTTGTTACATAATCATTTAACTCATCTGTGACATACTCTAAATCTCCTGAACTACCTAAGCTGTTTCCTAATAAAAGAAATGATGCTTCTGCTCCATTTGATAGCGGAATTGTTTGTGAAGTATTATTCATAACAAATATTTGTGACCCAAAATTAGAAATCTTTTTGCCAAGTATTTTTGCAAAAGGATTTATTCCAGTACTCCACATTGTTGGATAAGCTGGCCTTTTATTAAAGGATACGTCTCTTTTAATAATTTCTCTTACCACTGTTCCAAATTCGTCTACGGCTACTGCCTTTTTGTTATTTGCTGCTATCTCGTCAGCTTGATAGTTACTCATATAAATTAAATCGCCATATGATGCATTTATTAAATCGTTATTGAATTGACCTTGATATATATTTAATTCTGAAAGCCTGTCGTTATACTGAAATGGCGTTAGGGTATTGGCATATGCATAGTCAAAGGCAACTTCACCTCTAGTGCAAACTAATGACATTTTTTTAGTAGGAGGTAAAATTGTGGATTTTGCTTCTACCTTATTATTTATTTTATATGTTGTATCAGTTACTGTAATGCCGTATCCATTTATGAATGCTGTAATAGTAACAGATTGATTTTGTATTTTAACCTTAATATCAACATTATATGTTCTTCCGCCAAATATTCCTTCTATGGTAGATTCAGTTCTTGTTCCTACTTCTTTTAATGGTATTTTGTTACTTCCTATCCACTTTTCAATTCTTACAGATTTTTTATCTAAAATTGCAGCAGACGAGGAAGTTGATTCCATAATTATATAATAGCCACTTGTTGCTGATTCATTTAAAAAGAATCCTAGTCCTCCAGCATGTAATGTATTTTCTAAAGTATCTTTCATTATTAGACTTGTTCCAAAAGAAAAATACCCAGCATTATATGAATTTCCGTTAGTTGTTGAAACTGCTGACGTGGTTGGAATTGTTAATGAATCAAAATTTCTATAAAAAACAGCAGACTGTTTATTTTTATATTGGGCTGCAGTTACTGCTAATTGTAAATAAGATTTGCTAACTTTAAAATCTTGCCTTGTTGAAGAAACTGTTTGTCCCCCATAACTAGATGTAGTACTAAATTTCTTTGTCCAACGACCCCGTGGATCAAATACACCGTTTAAGGATGGAATAACAACAGCCTCATATGAAGTTCCAGCTATTAAATTGCTTACAGTAATTGGTTGTGAAGATACATTAAAATTTTGTACCTCTTCTTGACCTTGATCTGTTATTTTATTTATAATAACATTATAATTTGTAGGATTAGATAATCCTGGGTATGTTGCTGCATTGATAGTGGCTCCAGTTTGAGAAGCCTCTACAACTAAATCAATAATTGCTGTATAGGTGCTCATCCTACTAAAACTCCTGTCCATGAATAACTTGAAGATGGTGCGCCACTATAATTATGTGCAGCAGCAGTAGTTCCTAAAGCGCCTCTTGTTTTAATTCTATATCTACCATTTGGTTTTATATTTATTTGAATAGTTGTGCCTGTAGGTGGTTTTGATAAAGCAGTATATTTACTTAAATCAGATGCCGATTCTACCCATATGTTTACAGGGTTTGTTCCATTATTTAAAACAGTGCCGTTAATTGCATCTGTAACCGTGGTGTTTGTTGTTTCTGATGGTATGTACTGATACCCCATTGCATCATATTCAATAATTTCTGAGTCTACTAAAAAATATCCTTCAAAATTAAATCCAGATATTAATTTATTATATACACTAGGTCCAGATAAATCAATTGCAATATTGCTATTACCAGAAGCATTTAGTGACTCTGTAAGTCCGCCAGCAATTATAAATGACTCTGAGGATTGCCATAAAGGATCTGATGATTGTAAATACTCACTAGTTGTTGGAGTACTCCATCTTATTTTAACTTGATTAGCAGATGGCATTTCCTTTTTATAAAAATCAATAATGTTTGGTAAAGCACTTCCTTCTTTTTCTTGATAAAAATTCCAATCTTTTGTTGTTCGTGAATACATATAGTTTCTACTATAAAATTGCAACACATCATTTTCATCTACAATAGCATTCATTTGAATATCTCTACATAGTTCTTGTATGTATTCCCATACTGTTTTTGAACCATCTGTCCAAAAATAATTAATTAATGGTACGGAAGAGTCTGCTCCAGTAGACAAATTAAATTTATAATTAGTATATCCAACTGAATCTAACAATCTTCTAATAATTGCAGTAACTGGATAAGACTCACACAGTATGTCTGGGCATATAACTTCCATTAAATATTTTGCTGAATCTAGGGCTGTTAGTGATACTTCTCCTTGGCTAGAGATGTTAAATTCATTTATATAAAAATCTCCTTGATTAATTTGATCATACTTTTCTGAGCCTTCTGTTACTGATCCATTTTCATGATATATTTTAAAAAATGGTATTAGTTTTGCATTTTTTACCATATAGGTTAAAGATGAGTCTAAAGAAGATGCTCTATTGTATGAAACATAATCAAGTCTGGTTTGATTATATTTATTTAATTCTAAGTTAATGCTATTTGCTGTTACCTTTCCTACTGGCAACAAGTCTTCTGAGCTAGAAGATGACTCTTTGCTTATTTCAAATGATACCACGTCTGTTGAAATATCTTTTATCCACCTAGCAGACACTTCAGTTACTCCAATTATTCTGTTAGACCCAGCACTTGGTGTTGTAACTATTATTGATTTAATTGTTACTGGTGTTGCAAATAAATTTGATTCCACTGTTGACCATGATGTTCCATTATAATACAACTCAACTAATCCATTTGTTGGTGTTGTTAATGCATTGGCAATAGTTTCTTCTGTATTGTTTGATTTAACTATTTTAATTGTGTATGTAGATGGAAGACTGTGCGTGCTTTCAAATTTTAAAACTATTTTATTTGTTAGTGCATATTGAGTAAGATTAGTTAAATAATTAATAGTAATATTTACACCAGTATCTTTAGGTGTTACCCAATATTTATAATATGTGCTTTCCCCTGGATAATATATTCTAGGTTGATTTTCTGGATACGATACAGATCTATAGTTTGAAAAAGTATTTTTTTGTATTTCTGTTGGTCCACCGTTTGCAACTGGTTTTTCTAAAATAAAATATTTAATTCCAGATGCTACTGGTCTGAACGGTTTAATAATTGAGTCTACAGGAAATAATTTTTTATATGGATTTGGCCTACTGCTTGGCCAAGCAGATTGACCAATTGCATCTACAATTTGTGAAGTATAAGATGTGTCTGCTATATTATTAGAGGCAGAAACTCCATCTAACATTGTGTTCATATTATATTCAATATAGCATCCAGAACCAATTTTAATATTTGTGCTATTGTATAATAAAGTTTTTAAATTTGCTGATCCTGCTATCATTTAAACCTCTACCAGGGTTAACGACACACTCCAAAATGGTTGAAGTCCTCTTTTTAATACAGAAAAATTACAGTCTCCAAATACAACTGTATATTCTTCGTAACCAGAAGATTCTTGATTTGAACCATTTTTTGCTAAATTAACTCTTATATTAAAAGAAGATTGTCCTTCTGCACTATTATAAAATGATCTTAAATCTTCTGCTCCCCAAGCTCCATCTACAGTTAAAGTTCTATATGATGGTAGCATATCCCATGATAAAGAAAATGTTTTCTTATCTGCAATAAAGAATTTTCTTAATAGACCATTGGCCATTCTTGTACTTTTTTCAATTCTTTCGGTACTAATATCAAATGCAGATCTATTATGCTCTGTTACCTTGTTGTATTTAAGGGTTCCGCTTCCACCATTTAAAGATAAGTCATATGCCTGTATCTGTAGTATGGATCCTCTTGGCATTGATACTATACTCATGCTATTACCCTACTTGGTCCAGTTTTTGTATTTTCGAGTGCAAGTAGCGTTTTAAATTCTTTAAATAATTTTTTGCCATCCATCTCATGAACATTTTCAAACTTCATTGTTATGTCTCCAACATTATATACGGTTCCCATTGTAGCATTATTAGCGTTTGGATTAAATGGATTCATGTTTGATGGAATAACCGCCTCGTTTTTATGAAGCAGTGCAAGCATATTTGCTGGTACACTATTTATGCCGTGTTCAAATTTAGGTATCTGGACAGCCCCGCCATTAGCAAAACCAAGTCCTAATTTAATTTTGTTAAAGAGTTTACCAAAATCAATGCTTGAAGATAATTGGCCTCCAGATAAAGATCCTCCTGAAAAATCAGACTTACCCGTTCCAGTTATCATTGCTGTATGCTTTTTAGGATTATATTCTGGATAAATTGTTTTATATTTATCTGGTAGGAATAGCTCTGCTCTTCTATTCTTAGCCATATTTTCAGAATTTGTATTTGGAGCAATAGGCTTATATTCGCCATATCCAACTGGAACAAAGCTTGTGCCAGGAACTAGTTTTGATAAATATTCTGCAATAGCCTTTGCTCTATTTTGTGAAAGAATGTCATTATCTTTTTCTTTTCCTACTGAGTCTGTATGACCTTGAATAATTATTGATTTTAATTGATTATTAATCAGATCTTTAGAAATTACTTCAAGCTCTAATTTTTGTTCTTTATTTAATTCAAAAGAGTTTGTATCAAAATTAGCTGTGATTGGTGGAATTTTAATTTGAATAACTTTTTTATTGGCTTCTTTCCATGCGGCTTTCCAATCCATTAACTGTCCGCCTTTTCCAGAAAATCCTGTTTTGGATACTGCGCTAGCCGAACCTCCCTCTGCAAACTTTTGTGCATTTACTGCATCAAAGAATGGGATTCCATATTTATTTACAGAAGATGATTTTACAACGTACTCTCCATTTGAAAGCATGGCTGGGATAGAATCGGATGTTGCGGTTCCTGGTCCTTTTACTCCTCCAGGTGAACCTTTTTCGTAATTTTTAACGTATCCGCCCATTGCAAAGTTAGATTTTTTAGATGCATCTAAAATTAATGTTTTTCCAATTGTATTACTATTGGTATCCCAGTCATAAACCATTCTGCTTGATGTTTCAATTCCATAAGCTCTATCATTCCATTTAAATAATCTATATGTTCTATTTCCAACTGTTGCACGTCCAGTGCTACTATCAGAAAATGCTTTTAATGCTGCAGATTTAATACTGCTAGCTGAATCTGTATAATTTTTAATTGTACCTACTGCGTAGGTTCCGCCAGCTGCAGTTGTTGCACCAGCATTTTGAGTCTGATTTTGTGTTGGTGTATAAGTTTTACCTGGTTCATTTTTTAATACTGCAAGTATTTGTTGCAATACCACAAGCTGTTTGCCAGCTATAACATCTGACCCTTTCTTTAAAGAATTTAATAAAGCATTTCCTTGTACAGAATCTGTGTTTATTTTTCCAACAATAGTTTGACCGTCGTCACGAGTTATATTTTGAACAGATTCTGTTACTCCTAAATCTTTTAAGTATTTATTTCCTCCTGGTGTTCTTTCTAATTTTTTAATTAAATCATTTAATTGAGTAAGTGCTTCTTCTTCTGTTATGTTTTCTAAAGCCCTGTCTTTGTAGACACCTTGAATTTGTTGATAAATTCCTGTAAGTGGGGATTCTTTTGGCTTTGCTGTTGAAGCTGCGTTGCTTACTGCTGTAGATTTTTTATTTAAAACATCTATTTGTGCCTGTAAAGCATCAATCTTAGATTGTACTGCCTTGTCTATTGCATCTTCTGCTACCTTTAATTGTTGTGCTCCAACAAGTCTTTGAATACTAATTTGTGCTTGTGCGGCACCAACCATATCACCTTTAGCAAGAGCTGTTTGATAATTTAATTGCTCTTGCTGTATTTGAAGCTTAATATCTTCAGACTGTTGCTGATCTCTTAAAGCTTTCTTTCTTTCATCGCCTTCTTTTTTAATTTGTTCAATTTGTTTATTCTTTAAGCTAATTTGAGTTTCAAGATTTTGAATTGCTGTTTTGCTTGCAGTTGCTTGTTTTTTATTAAAGGCGTCAATGTCTTTGGCCATTTTTCCAGTTAAGGAATTTTCTTGAGCTTTTTTGCTTGTAACATCTAATAATTTATTGTAGTTATTGGTTACTTCTTCTACTGCAAAAGCAAGTTTTTTTAATTGTCCTTTATCTAATCCGCTTAAATCTTTTTGAACTCCGCCAAGAACAATTCTCCATTTTGACAAAGCCGTTTCAACATCATCTGATGTGCTTAATATTTCAGCTAATCCTGGGGAAGTTTTTGATATTTCAACTATTAGATCTTGAGTTAATTTTACATTACCTTGTCCAGATTTTTCTATTGCATTATATTGTTCTTTTAACGCTAAAGATTTATCTGTGGCATTTTCTATGTAGTCTCCCATTGATGAAAATATTTGAAGTAGTCCAGCAGCCCTATCTTTGCTGTCTGTAAATTTAGACATAGCAACAAGCATAGATTCAATTGCAGTTTTTGCACTTGTAATGCCAGCTAGCCCTTTATCTCCTAGTACTATTTGAATAAAACCAGACTTTCCAGATTCTGCAAGTAATGCAGCTATCTTTGCATTAGCTTGTGCTGCTGACTCTCCAGCAGCAACAAATTGAGCTTTTAATCCTTGTGCAACTGTGATTAATTTATCCGATGGTGTCTCTTTAAACAATTTAACTAATTCTGGATACGTAGACTTTACTTTTTCTCTTAAGTCAGCAAATTGTTTTATAGTTAATGTTAAACCAGATAGTCCAGCAGTATTCATTTGTGCATGCAATAACGCTGCGGTTGCTCTGGTATCTTCTATTGTTTTTGTAACTTGCTTTAATTGTGAGTCAAAATCTTTAATTGGTTTTACACCACCAGAAAATGCTAGTCTATTTAACTTAGCAGATTCTTCTTGATTCTTTTTAAATTTAATTAAAGCTGCTGTTACTCCTACTATTGCGGCACCAGCTGCTACATATGGATTTGCTAATAAAGGTCCAAGCCTTCCAAGTATTCCAGCAGTTGATGTTCCTTGTGCAGATACCTGGCCAAGCTTTTGCATAATAGATTGCAGTATGGTTGGGACAAGTATCATTCCAGCTAAAGACCCTAAGTTTCCGCCAGCTTTTTGACCTAATGCTGCACCAGCAGTACTGCCACCTATATAAGCAGCTGTTGTTCCAAGATTCCCCATAACAGACGGTATTCCATAATTATTTTTTCCACGCTTTACTCGTCCACCAACAACTCCACCACGATTATATCCTCTAACTTTTCCGCCCATGTTCATAGCTGATAATAGATCGGAGTCTTCTTTGTTATATCTATTTTGTTGTGTTGATCTTATGCCTCTAATAAATGAACCGCCATGACTTCTTTTACTGCTATCATTTATGCCACCAATTTCAGCAGCATTTACGTATCTTCCCCAATCAGATTCTGTCATGGGGCCCTTATGTTTTGAAACAAAACCGTTTAGTCTAGTCCCTGCGTATTCAGATATTCTTTTTGCTTCAATTGGCATTACTCCCATTGATTTTAATTTTATAAGTAAACTTTGCATGCTTTCAGGGCCAACAGGTTCCCAGTTGTCTCTCCAGCCAGTTCCATTTGTATTTGTTTCTGGTAAATTACTTTTTATAGCTTCATTAAATCTTTTTGAAGTTTTAACCCATGTACTAGATAAAGCTTTTAGAGTTACGTACTTTGCTCCAGATGGTACTGGTACGCCTATTGATTTTAAAACATCTACTGGAATATTATCGTCTGGACCGTAGCCCATTTTTTTAAGTCTTTTTATAAAAGAAGGACTATAGGCGTGAGTTAAAGTTTGTCCAGGAAGTGTGGGGGTTATTCCATAATTTTTATTACTTTCATTTTTATAAACACTACCTCTAGTTAATCTGTAATCATTAAATCTCATTAAAGATCCAGGTTCTGAAAATGATTGAGTAGTAGAGCCAGTTCTATCCATAACCCCTCTACTTGCTCTATAGTACTCTTTACCTGGAGATCTAAATCCTGAGAAAATTTTGGAGGCTGCTGCGTATTTTGCAACAAGAGAGGGAATTCCATAATTATTTTTTGAAGCTACAACCCTGCCGCCAACTGCAAATTGATTGTTATAGGCTAATAGCATTTCAGATTCTGATGGTGTCGGATTATTAATTATAATTTCTCCAGGAGTTACCATTGCTGGTACTACTTTTCCACCTTGATTGTAACCCATTAAATTATCTGATGCTTTTCTATTTAATACAATATCTCCCTCTACCAAATTCATAAATTGAGTATCTGTTGTGTCTGATCTTGGCCCAGGAACAACCATTCCGCCTGTTGCAAATTTCTTTGGCATTGTTGTTTCTGTTGAATATCCTGCCCCGTATGTCCTTACCCCAAGAGATCTTGCAATTTTATCTATGATTTTTGATGCTGGCCTATTTGGTCTAAAAATTTCTTTAATGTTTGCTTTACCTGTAGGTCCAACTATTGGCTGATTAATTAAAGGAACTTGTGTTAAATTAGCGGTTCTTCCAAGATCTGCAGCAACTTGAGCAGTTGTTTGCGCCATCATTGCTTCTAGCTGTGAATTTATTGCAATAATTTTTGCACGAGCAGTATCTAACGTAATTTTTCCTGCTTGTAGTTGTTGAACAATTAATGCAGATTGTGATGCTGCATTGGTTGTTATTTTTGTCATTGCTGGAAGAAGCTGTCCGAATGTAGTATTTATTTCTGTGCTAAATGTTCCTGTTCTAGCAATTTCTTTCTTTAAATCTGCAACTTCTCTTTTTGTCATCATAGACAATGTACCCATTAGAGAATGCCACTTTGCTGCTTCTCCAGCAACTATTCCCGTAGAAGCCCCTCTTGAAGATGTTAATCCTTCAATTTTTGGCAGATCCCCTGCCATAAATATTTGAGGAACAGTTCCTATTTTTTGATTTACATCAATTGATCCTGGGGTAACAGAGTGAATTGTTTGAGCATCTCTTTGTCCTTTACTCATTAATGCTCTTGGATTATGGTGTGAAGCAGCTCTTGTGCCTACCTCTCCCACAAGCGGGTGATTAGGATTTACTACTCTTTGTCCAGCAATAATATTTGTTCCACCCATAGTAGATACTCCTGGGTTTGTTTGAATTATTGCATTTGATGCATCTGCTGCTAATTTATTATATGAAGCAGACAGTCTAGATATTGCTTGATTTAATATATCTGCTGCTTTAGCATCACTATAAAATGTTTGTTCTGCAAGTGACCCTGCTTTATTTGCTGCAAGTATTTCTGGTGTTAAGAGTCTCCAGCCTTCTCCACCTTTAAACATAGCTCTAAAATGAGATGCACCTTTAATTACATAACCAAAGAAGTTTGCAAGAACACCAGTAAGCATAATAAGTGGTCCAGCTACCGCAGTAAGTCCTCCAAAGAAAGCTAGAATTGTTTTTATTGGTCCAGGTAATTTATCTATAAATTTTAATATTCCACTAACAATATTTATTAGATGTGTATTTATTGTTAAAAACTGTTCGCCAACTACAGCTAGATCTGCCTTTAATCCTTCAAGAGCTCTCCTGTACTTACCAGAAGCGGATTCTGTAACCATACTTAATTCTCGACCAGCAATGTTTGCTAAATCTTGAGAACTTGCTTTCATTAAATCCATTACTTGTAAGGTTTGGCTTCCTTGCTTTCCAAGGTTTTCAAATAAAGCATTCATACGAGCAAATTGGAATTTACCAAATAATTGTTCTAATGCCTGTTGTTTTTGTAATGGATCTAAGTTGTCTAATGCTGATTGTAATGCCAATAATGTATTTGTTGTGTTTCCAGCATTTTTTTGAACAATGTCAGTTAATGATATTCCAAATCCAGCAAACATTTCTTTTGCTACTTTAGTTGGATTAATTAAAGATGCAAGTCCTGACTTTAAAGCGTTAGCGCCTTCTGATGCATTGATTCCGCCTTCTCTCATTGCAGTTAAATACAATGCTAAATCTTCTACGCTACCTCCAAGACCTTTAATAATTGGACCAGCTTTAGGAATTGCTTCTACTAAGTCATTAAGAGTTGTTGATGTCTGGTTTTCAACTGCGTTTAAAAAGTTAATTGATTCTGCTAGTTCATCAGTATTTTGTTTGAATGCAGATTGAATTGCTAATGTTGCCTTCATTGCATCTTGTCTATCTACTTCACCAAGAACTGCTAGACGAGTTGTTTCTTTAATTGAGCCTAATAATTCGTTACCTTGCTTTCCAGTTGCAGCAATGTCAGCACCTAATGCAATTGTTTCTTTAAATGAAGAACCGTATGCTTTAGATAATTCAGATGCGGTTTCAGTAACTTGTTTTCTTATTTTGCCTAAATCACTTGCTGATGTAGCAGCTAAACCACCATAAACCTTTGTTAAACGAGTTAACTCTTGATCGGCTTCTCGAAATGCTTTTGCAGATGCAGCTCCAAATGCTGCTAATGGAACAGTTAATCCTACGGTTAATTGACGACCAGCCCACTGGGTATTCTTACCCCAATTAATTAATGAGTTTGCTCCTTCTTGAACTACACGATTCATAATTTGTAGTTCTTGTCTTGCTAAAGCTGTTTTGCTTTTTACCTTATCAAGGCCAGTTGGAATGTGAACATTGTACTGCATCAAACCTTCGGCATTTTTGCCAAGAGGTTGAAGAATTGCATTTTGTAGCTGAACTTGTTGTTGAGCTAATTGTCTAATTAATCCGCCATTAGTTTTTAAATGTCCTTGATATACTTGAAAAAATTGTTTTAATTTGATTTGGCCTTTGTCTAATTGAGATCCAAATTTATCTACATCAGATGTTAAATTTACAAAGTGTGTGGAAAATTGTCCAGTGCTTCTAAGTGTGTCTGCAAAAGAACGATTCATTACAGCAACTTGTGCTGCTAAATTCTTATTTGTTGCGTTTAATTTTGTTTGAAGATTAGTTAAGGCTGAAGATACCTTACCGAGATCTGCGATAAGATTTGAAAAGTCGGACGTGGCGACTATTCGGGTGACTATCTGTTCTTCAGCCATTTACTATAATTTTACTCCTTAGAGTATCCTAAACCTGCGTTTATTCCGAATCCTGCTTCTGAGGCAAAGCTTCCTTGTAATGATAGTACATCACTACCGCTTGCTTTTACTCCAAGAGCCCTTCTTCGTATGTCGTCAAATGTAGGACCTTCTTTTTCTTGTTCATCATTTAAGTTTACTCCCTGAAGAGATGCTAAGAATTTTCTTTTCTCATCTTCAGTTTTTTGCATTGCCTTAAATGTTTGTATCAGTTCTGGCATTGAGAGGCTTTCTTCTAATTCTTCGTAATTTTTCCAATTACCTAAAAGAAAAACTTCTCCTAATAAAGCGGCTAAATCTAGTTCTGACCAGCCAGAACCGCTGCCGCTAGAAGGTTTGGGTCGTCAAGTTTAATTCCACCACATACTTCTAGAATTCTATTAATGGTAGGCATGTCTAGTGCATCTTCCAGTTTATCTTTATCAGCTACCAATTCTGGTACCTGAGATTCAATTGCAATTCCGCATGCTGTAATTAGAATTGTAAGTGTTTCGTCTTCTCCTGACGAAGTTTCTGTTTTTTTAATTTCTGCCATGAACTTTCTTAAAGCTTTAATAGTCAATGGTTTTAGTTTTACCTTTGAGCCATTTTGAAGTTCAATTTCTTCTATGTCGTATACTGTTGTAGCCAATTTATCCTCCTAGGATTGTCTTAATTATTATAACATAATGGTATTATCACTACAAATAGAAAGGCCCCCAAATTAATGGGGGCCTCTATAATTTAAATTAGTTAAATTAAACTGTTAACACACGGTCAATAATCTTACCGTATTCTGAGCCAGAGTAGTTAGCATCTGGTAGAAGACGGAATGTTACTGGGAATGTGGTTGGAGTGGTACGTGCAAGTGAGAATTGTGACTGTTGTACAGACAATACTCGACGAGCATAATATACACGCTCTGATGCGGTTGAGCTAGCTGTTGGAGCTAGACCTACTGCAATTAATTGACGCTCTGTTGGAGCCGCTCCTAGGGAACCTGCCTCAAGACCTAAAACGTCTTTCTTAGTTAGTCCAGTTCCTGATGTTGATAAAGATGATGCATTCTGTCCGAATACCGCTACAATGTTTTCTAGAGTACCTTCTGACATTTCTGTTGCAATCATAACCTCCATTGCAGATTTAAACAGCTTAGCTGTATCTAGCAATTGGTCAACGGTTACTGAATCGTATGTTGGGTTGTAAGTAATTTGAAGACCGTTGTTAGTAAAACCAACGTTACGATATCCAAACTTACCTGCTTCTTGATCTACTGCATTTAATGAAGTTGTGTATGAAACTCCTGATGCGAAAGCTGGTACACCAACTGTTGTTGCACCTGAAGCTACCGCTACACCTGCTTCTGCGTTAGCAATATAATCTGCATCGTTTACGTCAACTGTTGATAAAAACAGTGGTGACGCACCAACGAGAATATTTTTTGCATTACCTACGGATTGTGCCATAGTTTTGTTTCCTCCTATATTTCAATATATATATATTTAAATCTTAAGTTCAAGCTGGCTAGGCTTCTTTCCTCATGTCCTATAATACGGCATAATGAGGTCTAAAGCAATTTAAAGAAATCGACCAGTTTGGTCTGTTATTCTTGAATATTTAGCCTCTAAAATAATGTCTGTTGACAGGAAGCCTTTTAGCTCTTCGGATGGTTCGGTAGGGGATATATCGGCTATAAAAATACTATGGAATTTAAACTTGTTATTTAGGGACTCAAACCTATTTACATCTTTTGCAGAGTCATCCATTCTCCTAAATAGGTCGGTCATAAAATTTCTTATTTCATTAATTTCTGAGACATCTGTGGAGTAAACTGTAAAGAGAATTTGCTCACAGCATATTAGCCAGTTGTCCTCGTATGAAAGACCAATCTTGTCATAAATTATATGCTTTTTTCCACTCAAGAATTGGTTCATTTCTGGAGATTGTTGGACTGGAATAATAGGGACTATTGCACTTCCTACGTTATCGCTATAATAATCATCCTCATCAAATATCTTTGCCTCTAATAGTTCTGCCCATAAGAATTTTCTTATTTCTAGCATAGCGTCTAATTTAAAATTGGCTGTCATATCATTGACGCTCCAAATGCTTTTTCTGATGCTGCGTCCGCCATTGATCTAATTAAATTTGGAGAAAATGAGTACTTAACTGTTCTGATTGTGGCTGGAATTCTTAGAGCCCTTAGTGACTCTGAATTAAATAGTTCTTTAAATCCAGATTTTTTAATAGAACTATTTACCAATTCCCCACTAAAGAATCTTGAATATTGTAATTTAAATTGATTCATTACACTAGTTCCTCCTGGCCTTTTAACGGTCACTGAGGCACCTTTAGGCATAAACACTGTATTACCATCAACTTCAAATACTAACCTCTCAGAATGGCGTGGAGCAATTTTAAGGGGCATGCCAGCTTCCATGATAGAAGCTTTTGCTGCAAATACATGTCTACGTTTACTATTTGATGCTGGGACTAATGACTTAGACATAAGGAATTCAAAATCAATTTTAAACGATATTCCTTCAGAATCTATAGATGTTAACTTAAATAATCTAGCATTCTTATTTCCAGACTTTTTCCATTCATATACATGGTGAAATGATTTAGGCTTTGTTCTTGCCTGAGCATCTATATAATTTCCAAAATCTTTTTCTATTTGAGTAAATACTATTTTTTTAAAAGAATTTTTAAACTTTTTGCTATTGCTTAGTTTGGCAATTACATTAGCTTGGTAATATAAGGCTGCTGATATTTGCGCCACATTACTATCATTAATAGCCCCCTTTGGATTTTTATTATACATTAATCTTTCAAGACCAGAAGCAGCCTGGAGAAGCATTGCGTTAGATTCCAATTTGCTGGTTCTCCGATCTCTTTAATGTTGAGTTGTATGCTAAAACTTGTCCAAATGGATCTGTTATAGGGGTCGTTCCAATTATTTCAAAAACAGTTGGGGTATCAGATGGATAGTTTAATTCTGTCCAAATTGCTTCTTCATTGCTATCTCTAATATTAGTAATTTTTTCTCTAGCCGTAAGTCTTTCTGAGGTGCGTACTTGAATTACCTGCTCGTTGTTATATTTATTACTAAATATCTGTTTGTCCCCAGATCTTGTCGTTGCAGAGTTTGTTATTACTCCTTTTGCATGACAATCTAATGTTTTATAATAATTCCATTCTTTTATTATAGCCCCAGTATCTGGGTTTTGTACATCCAATTGTTTATATATATCCATTTTCATGGATAGCACTGCTTCCATGATATCGATCATTAGATAAGCACCATGTTTGTTATAACATACGGGGCAAGTAATTTATCTACATATGCAGAGCCAGTTCCAGAAAATGCATTACTTGAGTATTCAAAGTCCCAGTCAAATGTTGAAACGCTCTTTAAGTATCTATCTGTCCACATTCTATCTTTTGCAAAATATTGTCCAATTAATTGAACTGCTGCTTGCTCAACTTCATCTGGGACAGATTCCCAACCAAATGTTCCAACTACTCTATACCTAACGTTTTTTCTAAAAGCTTGTCCTGTGTACAAATCATTAATTGATGGCGGTATCATTCCATTTGCTACATATACAGTATTGTCAATAAGTTCAGTTCTATCTAGTCTAATACCAAATCCAGTTTCTGATATTACTGGTGTGTATCCCCAGTTATTTACTTGAGGGCTAGATAAGTTATCAATTAACAAAAAGTCGTCTGCATATAATTTGTGTATTTGATTTATTTTATGAGGCATAGGAAGAATGTCTGATCCATTACCGTATATTACTTCTTCTTCTTGATATAAATAAAAATTCTGCCCAGTAAAATCTTCTATTATTTTACGAGCATATTTTTCTGCCATGGACAGATCATGATAATTTTTATACTTAGGATCGGATGGATCGCTTCCAATTTTTAAATCATCTATTGCTTCGGCAAAGCTACAATATGGAGTTACAATATCTAAATAGGTTGCATGTTCTCCATTTAATCCGCCAATATTGTAACTCCATATAATTTTAAATTTTCTATTCCTAGATGTATAAAATGTAGACAGTGATACTTGATACGTTCCAATATCAGATTCTACTTTATCAGCAGTGCTTGTAGAAATTACTGTTGTTGGGCTTATAGATGGACTAATAGTAATATCATTAGTTATGTCATAAATTCTAGCCGTAACTAAATCGTCATCAGCATCAACTATTTCATTATTCCAGAATATCTTAGTTTTTACTGGTGTTACCGTATCTTTGTATATCTCTGCCATATTAAAGGCTTAGATTAGTTATAGAAGTCTTGAACTTCCTTTGGTGTGGCTAATCTAAAACCTTCCTCCCTATCAAAAATTTCTTGAGCTTGTTCCTCAGACATTGCTACAAATGGGTGTGTACTTGTAAATGTAAATCCCATAGCATCGTATCTATGATTTGCTCTTTCCATTCTAACTAAAACTGAATCTTTATCTTGACTCTTTTTAGCATCAAATCTTGGTAAAACTTCAATCTCTTCTTTATTGTCGTCTATATCTTTAATAGTCTTTTGATATATTGACCATGTCACGCCCTCTTCAGCTAATGATGCAATAATATCGTTCTTGCTTTTTAGTGTTTGTATATCTACGCCAAAGTCTTCGGCTATTTTTTTTATCTCAGATAGTTTTAATGTCTCAAATGACATATATTCTCCTTAGTCTAGTTATTTAATTATATCATTACTAAATTCAAATGAAAAGCCCCCAAGATTAATTGGGGGCTTTTATTTAGACTAATTCCTAATTAGGAAGCAATCTTAACGTTCTTTACTACTACCCAAGCGTCTGCTTGCTCAATTTGAACGCCAACACGAGTATACATTGTGTACTCGATTGAGTCCTTCTTTGGCCAGAAGAATCGGTATACAGTTACATCACGCTTGATACCAATAACTACGTTATTTGGGAATGTCAAGTGGACGTCACCGTGTGATCCTGTTGCTCCTGAGTATGAGCCAGTTTGTGTCTCGCTTAATAGCGGAACTTCAACAATTGGAATACCAAATGCGAAAGGTGCTACGTATCCTGCTGGACCGCCTAGTGGCTGTACGCCTCCACGGATAACGCTTGAAGCGATATCTTGTGGGTTAGCTGATCCATCTGCACCAAGTAATGATGCTGAGTATAAATAATCTTGAATCAAGTTTGAACCTGACAAGAAGCGAAGGTCTGTACGACGTTGCTTGTACTTACGTGGAAGTGCCTTTAATGCGCTATTAAATGTAGCACGACTAATTGCGGCTCCACCTGCATCTACTACGTGACCGTTTGCTTTTGCAAGCTTAACTGTTCCGTCAAATGCTTTGTAAAGTTGATCAGATGATAGAGCTGTGTTTCCGTTAAGAACCAAGTCTTCAATATCATTACCAGCCTGTGTTGCCATCAGACGTGCAATATGATCTTCTAGATCTGCACCTTCAATGTTGTCTTCTAGAGACTCAGTTGAAAGTTCCCAATCTAGACGTAACTTCTTTGTTGTCAAAGAAATTTTTGAGAATGTCACAGCAGAGTTGCCACTGTTTGCGTCATCTCCTTCTGTCGCAAGCTTCATAAGCTTTTCGCCTACGCCCATGCGATCAATTTCAGTTGTATCAGATTTCATTCTAACGGTACGTGCGACTTTACCAATTACGGTTGCGTCGAACATGTAGTCTAGAAATCGAGCTGATTGTTCTGGATTAAGTAATCCACCATTGCCACTTTCTGACCCTGTGTGAATTCCTTCTCCTCCAGTTGTTGAAGCGAAAGTGCCTGTGGCTGTTGTGCCAGTTGCAATTGCCTTTTCTAATAATTCATTGCTCATAATTTATTTACCTACCCTTTATTTAAATAGTTCGTTTACGGAACCGAGGAAAGAACCATTCCATTTTGATTTTTGGATTTTTACTTCCTGAGACCCGCCAAGGTCTGAGGACTTCTTAATTGCAGTCTCTGATTCTACTGCATCGACACGCTTTTCTACACCATCAATCGTGTTTTTGATGTTCTCAACAGTTTTGTTGAGTTCTGAGTGTTGTTCTGCCAACTCTGATATTCTGGCTTCTACGCTCTTGCTAAAAGATTCAACTGTTTCTTTAATAGTTGTAACTTGTGCTGCATTTGCTTCTGAAGCCTTGCTTAGAGTTTCTGAGAAAAAGCCTTTTAGGTCACCTAACATTTTTGCAAAATCAGGTTCATCAACGACGACTTCTGAGACGTCTGCTGCTTTTTCAACGATTTCGGCAGAAGCATCTGCTACTACATCTTCTGTAACAGCTTTTTCAATTACTGCTTCTGCAGGGATTGAAACTTCTACTGGAGCAGTTTCTTCAACTGCTACTGTTTCTGTGTTTTCTGACACTTCATTACCTCCTTTTGCGTTTGCCTGTTTTGCTATTTGTGTTTCAGGCAACGTAAATCTTGACTTCTTAAATGAAGCAAGAATTTTATCTATTTCTTTTGCTTTGTTAACATCGTTAGTTTCTACCCAGCCAATTAAACTTGCTAGTTTGCCAGTTACTGGTGAGGTATAGGTTGCTTCTGTTGACATAAATACGGAATCACTATCTTCACAATAAAAAATATTTTCCGTAATGGTATCTGCTGCTATTCCTTTAAAAATTAATTGTCCATTCATTTTTTGAATAGATAAAATATTACATAATTCATTTGCTGGTGAATCTACAACTGATAGTTCTATCAATGAGTATTCTTTAATAAATCTTACTGGATTTCCTGTAGACTTATTTACTTCGTTTTCTGAATCTACAATCTTTCCGCCAATTGAAAATCCTTGAAGAGTTCCGTCTAAAACTTTTTCCCAGGTATCTTGTGCGCCTTTTGATATGTATGCATCTACATATACTCCATTATAAAATTCACCTGATTTTGTATCATAATAAGTTTCTGGTCTAAATGAAACCATTTTGCCAACTGCATTGGATGAATGCATTTCTCTGATATTGCCTCTAAAACCTTCAAAAGCTTTTAAGCTTGCTTCTGCGGTTACAACATCTCCTGTTTGATCAATGTTGTCTAGTGTTGCAAAACCAGAAACTGTTCTCTTTTCACGATTGACTTTTGTGAAAGGAATAGATAAACTAATATCATCGCCATTACTGGACCAATAAGATTTTTCGATATTCATATGCTTAATTTTATCTTTGTATACATAAAAAGGCAAATAACTAGTTGCCTAATAATTAAGCTGTGGTTCTACCCTCACCTTTTGGATTTCTGGCCTCCCCAGAAATATCGGGAGAATTTGCAGATCTCTCCTGAGTTCTTTGTCTTGAATTACCAGCCTGGGCTCTTTGCTCTGCCGCTCCCTGTGCTTTTAAATCAACGACATCATCTCCGCCATCTCTAGGAACCATGCCCTTTCTAATTCTAACTTCATTTGGGGTAATTACTTGCATTCTTAAATATCGCTCATCAATTTTAGACTGAGTGTCCTCATCTGTTAAAGTTAATTCATTAAATTTAAGCATTAATGCATCTGTTTTTTCTGAAATAATTCTATTTATTTTTTTCTCTAAAATATCTTGTGCTGGTCTACATACTTGCTCTTTAAACATTTTATCTGCATCACGAGCAGACGCTAAACTAATTCCTTCTGGAACTCCTATTTTATTTATAGGAACTCTATGGGCTAATAGTATTTCATCTCTATTTGCTTTTCTATAAACATTAAATGAAGACTCTTGAGAGTTTGCCTCAATTGGCTCCATTTTAAATTCAACCTTTGAGTCTGGACTGTCTGGTGGAAGTGGTACATATAATGATCTGTGGTTTTTACCCTTTAGCCCTACTTGAAAAAACTCCAATAATTTTCTTTCAGATTCTGGTGAGAGCTTTGCGCCCTTAACAGTAATTATATATCTTGGAACTGCTTTATTTTCAAAATAATCTAAATTATATTTACCAGCAAACTCATTGCCAGCCATTGATGTTTGTGCTGCGACTATATCTGGAAGGCCATAGTAATTGTTCATTGGTGTATATTTCTTTAAATGAATAATTTCATTTGGTCTATCTGTTCCGTCGGCTATTGGATTAGGAGTTTCTTGATCACCGAAATTTCTAAAGTATACGGCTTTTCCGTATAACAATTGAATAAATCCATCACGCAAACGACGAACACGCATGGTCTTAGCTGGGATATGTCCGACATATCCTATGTTTCCTGAAGTAGTTCTACCAATTTCAATAAATCCATTACCCGTAGCTTCTAAATCTGTATAGGCTTTAATTAATGTTTCTGTAAATGTTTCTTCTTCATTTGTTTCTTCTAGCCAATTATCTAAATCTTGGCGAAGCTTGTTTAATTTTCTACGTGCTCTATCTAATTGTTTGTCGTCTGAAATATTGTCTAAAGCATCATTTGCTTTTTTTGTTTCTATAAATGTATACCCAAGTCCTACAATATTTGCAACCTTTGCATTAATTGCTGCGTAGTTGTACGGTGATATTTCATAAATTTTTGAAAGGTATTCTAGGTTATAGACTGGTTGAACCAAATCGAACATTGCATATCCAGTAACTGCCTGTTGCAATAAATTTTGTTGCGTTCCAGTTCCGTCTTGACCAATAAATCTTTTTGAAAACTCTCTAGACATTTTTCGTCTAAAATTAGTGCTAAGGCCATTAACTTTTTTTAATTCTGATTCTCCGATATTAAATGGGTCATTATCTACTACAACCTCTTTGCTATTAAATCTTACCCAATCAGCAGAATTTGATATATCTATATTTTGAACAAACTCTGTATCATCATTAATAAATTCCATTAAGGCTTTCCTCCATTTTTAATTGAATCTTTGTATACGCCGATATCTAGCGGATCTGGTGTTAGACCCCAATCTAATCTTTGTTTTTGGTGTTCAAATTCTTCATCATCAATTTTACGTCTACCTGATAAAAATTTAGGCTGACCTTCATATATTCCAAATGATCTTACTTCTCTGGCTAGCAAGTCTATCTTTGACCGATTACCTTTTTTAGATGTTATTGATAAAAAATTTCCATCGTCATCGCCAATCCATCTTCCGTCTGGCATTTCCCACACGTATATTCCTAGAGTTGTTTCTTCTATTACTTTTTGATTAACATTTTTAATATCCATTAGGTATTAATTCTACCATTACTTGTAGTTAAAGTCCATATTTTGTCAAGACAATTGACAGAATTATGAGTTTTGTATCACAAGCCAGTCATTATTATATAGGTTTACTGAATTTTCGGACAAGGTTATGGAAGATCCGCTGGTTTGATAGGACTGCCTAGAGGTATATAAATCATAATGATTAATAATCTTATTATAATCTAATGAATTTTGGTAAAATGACATATATTGATATAGAGCCTTTACCGATCCATTAGATTTATGATTTATAGTTAATTCCCCTTCTACTGGCTCCGTTAAGTTAATGACTACATGATATAAATTATTATATTTAAATATATTAGAAATATTAGTTTCTGGGGTCGCATCCACACCATTTACGTATATAGAGTCAATATTATCTTTATTGACATTTCCTAGACTATCCCAATAATACCCAGTTTCTGTTGAATCTTGTAAAATTAATCCGCTAAATTTAGGAAGTAGGTCTACCACTTCTGCTGGGTTTACGTCTATAGTTTCTGTATTTGGATTAATTTCAGCATTAATAACATTGTTTTGAGATAAAGGAATGTTTACAATTTCTGCATCGGTTACTGGAAGCAGGAAAAATGGGGTATAAAAAAACTCAATGCTTTTTATTTTATTAGTTAAATTAATTTTAAATCCAGATTCGCTTGGCGATAATATCCCATTTCTTAAATCTCTAGATACAACTGAATATTTTTTTGATCCCAAATAGTATTCTAAATTTTCAATTTTGGATAAATACCCTGATCCATTTTTTGAATACATAATTTGATTATTATAAAAGCTAATATTTAAATTATATAATTTTGGTAAATATTTAGATATATCTTCAGAAGAGATTGTTATTCTTATATTTAAAAGTCTACTATCATTAAATTCTAAAGAATTATATTGTGGTATAGATTCTCCATTTGAACATAAAAAATAATTTATTCCGTCTGTGCTAGTTTCTACAGTAACTCCACTGTCTCCAAACCAATCTATTTTTGAAGAATTCATTGTTATTGCAGCTGGCAAAAATATAGTGTCTTCTAAAACAATACTTTTTTCTTCTGGGATTTCACTACTTTTTATTTGTATATATTGATTTGTTTGATCATAATAAAGATCTTCTGTTATTAATTCTTGCCATGATCTATTAAATGGATATGAATATGAAAAAACTTTACTAATGTCTGTATCATAGAACTCAAAAATTTCTCCGTTGTCAGATTGTGATATTTGTGCTGGACTGGTGTAACTATCATTTAAATAATGATCTAAAATTTTTGTACTTGGTAGCCCATATCTATATATTGCTACATCATCTATCAAAAAAGTATCTTGTGTGTCAGATGTAGGGCCAGATGATATTAATACTTGAGTATTTGTAAATGGATTGCCTTCTATATTTTTACTAATACATAATATGCCGTCTATATAGATATGAGCCTCTTTGACTAAATAAACACATACAATGTGAATTGATTTATTTACATATGGAAGATTATACTCTAAAGACTCTTGGTCTAATTTAAAAATTATATTTTTATCTTTATAGAATATTCCAATATTTTTAGAAGCATCTCCAAGTATTTTTGTTATTTTATCCGTATATATTTTAGGATATATCCAGCATTCTAATGTAAAATCATTATCTCCGTAATAAACTGTGCCGAATCCTCCTGGGAAATTATTCTGGTAGTACCCGTTTATTATTGGAAAATTTATATTATTGTCTGAATTAACCTCTAAACAGTTTTGTCCGCCTAATGATAATGGTATCATTTTGGTTGATGTATCAAAAATTCCACTATATGATGCATCATTATTGCATCCAGAAAAATCTTTTAGCGTGCCATTTTGAGCACTATCAAGTGTCCAGAATCCTATTGGGTTATCTTTCATAACCATTAATTTATTAGACATCTTTTAATTATACCCTAAATTTTAAAAAATTGTAAATTACCAAAATTTCTCTTTAAACCAAAAAAGAGGTATCATATATTTTAAACCAGATTTTGTTGGTTTTGGATCATGCATATATGGCTGATAAGATGGAAAAATTACTAAGCTTCCAGCAGATGGCTTAATCTTAATTCCTTGATTTGGAAACTCTATTTCTCCACCCTCATAATCATCGTTTAAATAGAATACCATTGAAATTGATGGTTGCTTAATGTTATAAATATCTTCCGTATCTACGTGAGGACCCATGTATGCACTTGTATTATATTTTCTTATTGTAAAATGGTCTGGCATGTACCCAGAATCTTGATTAGTTTTTTTACAATAATCCTCTACACAAAAATCTATTAAGTTTTTAAGAGTTTTTGCAATAATAAAAGAACTTGATTCTTCATTACAATTATTTAATATATTTGTAAATGAAGCCTCTCTAAATTCTCCATATAGCACATTTGCATTACTAGCATACCATGGCTTCCAATTAGAAAAAATATTTGCATTTTCTTGTTCTACATCATTAATTAAATTAATAAAATGATTTAAATCATCAATTAAATTTTCATAATATACAACATTATCACATAGTATTGTTGTTTTCATTATTTTTCATTTTTTCTGAATACTTTATTTGTTTTCCATCTTCAAAATAAAGCATTGCTTCTGGCATTTCTCTTTTAATTCTTTCTTCTTCTATTTTAAGCCATTCTCTAGGTCCATAAATTTTTTGACTATTTAACCAAGATTGTGACCCGTCTGAAATATAGGTAATAAAGTTTCTTACAAAAAACTTTTCTCCTTTTTTAATTGTTTTTACTCCATGAAAATATGGTGGCACTGAAGGGAAGACTAAAATGTCTCCCGCTTTTGGCTTGTGTGAAACAAATTGTCCATCTATAAAAAATTCAATATCTCCACCATCATAGTCGTCATTAATGTATGTTGTGCATGTTAAAAAAAACTTTGAACCTGGCCATTCAGCTTCAAATATTTTAAAATCTGTGTGATACTGCATTGCTAGATTATTTTCTAAAACATCTAAATCTTTTTTATATTTTGAAAATGAGGAAGACATTAATTGCGCTCCCTCTGGCATAACAACATTATTGTTTTTTATATATTCATTTATTGCAATGTTATATGCTTCATAAACACTATCAGATAAAAGTTTTTCTTTATCATACATTTCGCCATACTCTCTAGCTTCTGAATCTTCGTGTTTTTGTTGAGTATAGGTTCCAAAAACTGACCACTTATCCCATTTTCTTAAATAGTATTTGCCATCAGATGTTTTTTCAGATTCTTTCATAGTTTGATATAAATCTTCTACATTTGGCAATAAATTTCTATATACCTCTATTTTTGGATAAATTACTATTCTTTGATACTGGTTACTCATGCATTTTTCTCCTTTTCGTATTTACTCTTATATGTTGGAATTATTCCATTTTGTCTATCTTGTTCCCATTTTTTATACATTAAATCTTGTTCTGATCTTATTCCCTTTAGTTCCACTTCCCATTTAGCTTTTTCTTCATCTGTGTAGACTGCATCTGCATCGTCCCAAAATGATCCAATAGTATATCTCTCTCCATTTTTAACTGTAGTTACTTCGTGCTCATTCTTATATCCACCTTTAAATATTGAAATCATTCCAGTTTTTGGTTTTATATTAATTGGATAATGTTCAAAATTTAAATTTCCACCATCAAAATTATCATTTAAATATAAAAATATTGCATATTTACTTCTTTGAAATGCTGTAGGGTTACCGTGTTCATCAGAGTTATCGGAATGAAATCCTGCAAATGCTCCTTCTGTCCATTTTTGTGCATGATAACTAATTTCAGACAGCTTATTGTTAAAACAAATTTCTCCAGCATTTTTTATTTTTTCTTTAAGGCTGTGAAAATATTTTGGGTCAAAACCAAACGGAATTAAATTATTATCATATTCCCAAAAACCCATAGCATACGATTCATAAAAAGAAATTTGATTCCATTTTATGTAATCATTCTGCACAGACATTTCTAAATAATCTATAATTCTTTTGCATTCGTCTTCATTTAAAAAGTTATCTATTGTAAAAACATCGTCTTTATGTTGTTTTATATCATACATTATTGTCATCCTTTAATTTAGTTATGGTCCAAAACCAAGGAGATGTGTATCTACATCCTTCTTTAACAACATTAACCCCGTGAATATAATTCATATCTCCAGGGAAAAAATATGCTGCTCTAGCTTTTGGTTTAAATGATATATTTTGTTTTGGAAAATGTAACTCCCCGCCTTCATAGTCATCATTTAAATAAAATATTGTTCCTAAATCGTACCATGGGAAGTCATTTTCTTTTCCTGCGTCTGGGCCCTCGTGTAACTCTTTATCTGCATGGGGGAATTGATATGTTCCTTTTGGCCAACGTACAATAGCTGGGTGGGTAGACATGGCCTCTACATTATAAAATGATTCAATAACAGGTTTTAATCTATCTATAATATTTCTTAGCATTAGAACAACATCTTGATTTGCTTTCATTAAAGTATTAAGTGTGGCTACTCTATTTTCCCATACCCTATGATCATAAATTATTGTTCCATTTTCATTATAATGGGATTCTGTAACATCCCAAATTTTATTATTTTTAGCAAAATTTAATAAAAATTCTTGTTCTTCATTTGTTAAAAAGTTTTCTATTTCTTGTATCATATCTGAAGATGATCCGAAATAGCCAGAAGGTGTTATTGATTGCCTTGCTGTTCTAATATACTTATTATCGTTTATAGAATCAACATTTTGAATTATGTCTTTTCCTTTAGCGTTTTCAAACATATGTGCCTCCTATTTATATTCCTTTGGTACCCAAATATTTTTTTTATAAATTCCTCCGCCTTTTACTCTAAAATTTTTAGCAGTCTTAACGTGTTTTTTTACCATTTCTTTTTTTTCATGAAGGACTGGATCCATCGACCAATCCTCTCTTTTAAATGGAATTACTTGTGCATACGGAGTTCCTTTTGGAATTAACCCGACAAAATCATTTTTTAAAAAAAATGGAATAAGGCCAGATATAGTATACATATCACTATCTATAATACCATTAGTTGTTAAAAATGGTAAATCAAATCTATTAAGGGGATTTAAAACTAATAAGCTATATCCTTTGGGGGTCTCCATAGCCCAATTTGGCCACCAATGAAAATGAGTTTCTCTATATCCACTTGGTACCACAAACTCTGGCATTTTTTCTCTTCTTGCACAAAACTCTTCATATCCTTTTGGCGTTTCTACGTATATCTCACCTTTATATTCGTAAAAAGCTAAATCACATGGAGTTTTTAAAAGATACCCTAAAGAAAATGAATCTAGTAACGCTGGGCAAGACTTAAATCCAAGTCCTCTTTCTCCAAAATTATCAGTTACATAAGATCCATCATCGTTTTTCCAATATTTACTTGCTTGGGAAAACCAATTGGGAATGCTTAATTTTGCTGGTACTGGCAAAAAGTCTTTTGAGTCTTTGTTATATGGCCTTGAAGAATGAAAAATAATTTTATTCATTTTTATTATTAACATAAAGTCTTATTGCTTTTACTTCATGCTCTCCTATTTTTTGACCTTTATAGTTTACTGCATCTCTGTAAAAATTAGTCCACTTACCGCTATCTGTTTTTTCTTTAACAATTTTAACGTGCTCTTCTTCTTTTAAAACTACATTATTTTTTATATTTTTATAATTGTCAATTTCAATTATAGAGTTTTGTAAATATGATAAAGATATTGGAACAATTGATATAAATGGTTGATTAGCTTTTATAGTAATTTTTGTAAAAGGTTTAGTAATTCTTAATGCACAGGGAAACTCTCCTTTAAAAAATGATGTACTTATAATTGTAGTAAATGCTTGTGCCCCATCTATAAACATATTTGGAACTGGCATTTGTAACAAACTAACATCTTTATCTGTTTCAAATACTATTCCAGTTTTAAAACTTATTGTTGCATTAGCTCTTTCTGTATAGCAGTATTCTTCGCCTTCTAATATTTTAACATGATTTCCAGATGTGTCTGATATTCCGTCCCATACAAAAGAAATATCTTTTGGAAATGAAAGGCCCCACCCTAAGCCATTTGCTAATGTTACTGGAAAACACTTATATGCATGACCATCTACTGTATTGTCCATCCAGTCTCTTTTAATATTTATTTGAGAAATATTTGCAGAGTTATTATTTTTATAGGCTGTAACTTTATACACTATGCATAATTTTCTGTATATTTTTTTTCTATTTCTCTATATTCTGGAGTATGTGGTGCTTCTAGATAGTCTAACATAGTTACTATAGAATACTTAACACCTTTTGTGACTGGCATAGCTGCGTGAGAATATATATAAGATGAAGGAAATAGGTATAGATCGCCAGCCTTTGGTTTAATTTTTAAATTAAATTTATCAAAAAATAACTCTCCGCCTTCATAATCGTCATTTATATATCCGACTGATGAGAGCACACAGATATAAGAATATCCGTGATCAGAATGAACTTGGAAATGTTGATCTTCTCCGTATTTAACAAAATTAAAGGATTCCCAATAATTTAAAGGAGCAAGCCCAAACATTTTGCTATAGTCTTTAACTGGATCTATCTGTGCTACGTATGAATCTTCCCAAATTTTTTCTAAAGCATATTCAGTTTCTTTTTTATTTTCTGGGGGGACGCTTTCTCCGCCTAGCATCAAATATCCATTAGGATTACTTTTTATTTTAAAATCGGCACAATCTCTATATCTTTTATCTTCTAGATTATATCCTGTTTTTGCAGTTTTCCATTTATATGGGTTGTTTTCTTTTGATAATTCATTTTCTAATCTTGCAACTAAATTCATTGACTCTGTAAAAACATTTCTATAGACCATAATTCCTGGTGCTAAGTATTCTGCATTTTCTAACATTTATACTCCTTTATGATGCTTATCGTTATAATCAAACATTGTTACTATCGAATATTTTGTACCAGATTTTATTGGTAGCGATTTATGAGAATATATAAAAGAAGATGGGAATAAGTATAATTGCCCAGCTTTTGGTTTAATGTATATGTTTAATTTTGGAAAATATAATTCGCCACCATCATAATTATCATTTAAATAACCTACTCCAGAAACTGTACAAACATATGCGTCGCCGTGATCTGAGTGCTCTTCAAAATGATGACCCTCTGTATATTTAACAAAATTAAATGATTCCCAATAATTTAATTTAATATTATACATACTTGAATAGTCTTCTAAACATTCCTTTTGAGCATTATAAGAGTCCTGCCAAATAGATTGTAATTCTAGACTACTTTTATTTTTTATAATAGAAAAATTATTGGATTTTGCAATTTTAAAATCTAAACAATTTCTATATTCTGGAATTTTTTTCTTCCATCCTACCATTGCTTCTTTCCAGGAATATATTCCGTTGCTTTGTTTTATTGTACTCTCTACTCTTTCAATTAAATTAAGAGAATCTGGAAATACGTTTTCATACAGCCAAATACCATATCCTACTTCTATTTTTTGCAAAATAAATTCTTTCTACTAGTTTATTTATTATAGCAAAATAATCTAAAAATGTCTAGGTTATTTATTATGCGTTAATATGCCATTGGCATAAATTAAATCATATGGTTCTGCGTTGAAGGTATGAACAGTACATTCTTCGGTAATTACCTCTAAAGATATAATTTCTTCTGAAATAATATTACCGTTCGAATCATGTTTAGATAATATGTCTCCAACCTGAATTGATCCAGCCAAAATAAAACTATTTTGTCCGTTTCTAGTAATAAACATTGGATGCTCTGCTGTAAACCTAGAAGAAGGATCATTATTAATAATAATTGTTTCTTCTGCTAGAGAAGTATATTTATTAATAACTTCTGTTTTTACCAGCTCTCCAAATGTTGCTGTTGGACTTGACCAAAATAATGATGAATAAGCAGCTTCATCTGCTGGCAGTTCTTGAATATCTACTGCCCATATCCAGTCACCTTCTTGAACATCTTTTGCTGATTTATACTCAATAGAATCATTTTCACCAACAACTGTTACTGGCGTGTCATCATGTAAGCATTTGCTAAAGTATGGTGGGCCAAAGAATCTTGGAGGTGCAAAGAATCCTGGAGGTGCAAAGAATCCTGGAGGACTAAAGAATCCTGGAGGACTAAAGAATCCTGGAGGTGCAAAGAATCCTGGAGGTGCAAAGAATCCTGGAGGTGCAAAGAATCCTGGAGGTGCAAAGAATCCTGGAGGTGCAAAGAATCCTGGAGGTGCAAAGAATCCTGGAGGACTAAAGAATCCTGGAGGACTAAAGAATCCTGGAGGTGCAAAGAATGACGGTGGAGAAAAGAAAGTAGTTACTGAGTTCGTGGAAGCACCAGTAGATGTTCCATTAGCATTAATTGCATAAACGGTATAACTTTGTGTCTGCCCACCAGTTTCGTCAATATTACGTGATGTGACTGTAATATTTTCATATGATGGCCCATCACTTGATACAACGGTATATGATGAAATTGCTTTACCGCCAGTTTCTGGGGCAGTCCATGTAACATCATCTCTGTTTGCTACAGAAGAAGATACTGACGGAGAAACTGGTGCCTGCGGTACTGTAGTTACCAATATAGATGAAGATGGGTCTGAAGATACAGAGTTTCCGTATGAATTAGTTCCATAAACTGTAAATGTATAACTTGTATTTGATGCTAGTCCAGTCATTGTTAATGGAGAAGACGACCCACTAACTGTCAATCCTGTAGGACTTGAAGTTACTGTAAAAGAAGATGCTTCTGGTGATCCTGCTGGCAATTCAAAAGAAATAATAGCGGATCCATTATTATATGCTCTTCCCGTTCCTACATCTGAAACAGAATTAATTATTGGTTTTTGCGGCTCTAAGAAATCGTTTGTCGCTTGTGATTTTCTACCAGATCTTTTGCTCATTTATAATATCTCCTTATGCCTTAAGATCTCCGTATACTACCCAAGAGTTGGTTGCTCTCTTGAATAATGTACATGATGACCATTGAGTACGTAATTTTAATCCAGGAGTAGCATTTACAGTTACCCCAGTATCTCCTGCAATTGTAATTAAGCCAGTATTTGTACCAAGTATATCTAGAGTTGTTCCAATTGGATAAGCAACTGCTGAGTTAGTTGGGATTGTTATTGTTACTGGGCTTGTAGAATCTACCTCTATTAATGAGTCTCTTTCAGATAGTTCAGATAATGTGTAGTTTGCAGTTTTTGAAATAATTGGAGTTCTTGAAGGAACGCCTTCTTTTGTTTGGGTACCATCTGAAAATGCTACTCCAGAAGATGCTGTTATTACTCCTGAGAATGTTGGTGCATTTTCTACTGCAATTGTTGCACCATCCTTTGTAATGTTTGTGCCAGCAATTACTGCCTCAGAAGCATTAAACTGTACGTAGCTAATATTTGTAGTTCCGATTGTAATTGTTCCTGTTGTACTAACAAGGAAGCCTTTAGAACCATTTGATGAGCCAGATGTTACGAATACGAAGTCTCCAGTTGAAACTTCTCCCGCAGGACTATTATCGCTGTCTGCTGCACGAGTAATTTGCCAAGGATTTGAACCATCTCCTACAGCGGTAATTGTGTAAATACCATTTTCTTTAGCATCAGTTTGTGCACGAAGAAGAATTCTATCTCCTACAGCAACTGCTGCTCCGTCGATAGTTCCTATAGATCCATTTGTTGCTTTTGTTAATGTTGCTCCCACTCCAGAAGTACCATTGTTATATGTTCCAGCAAGGTTTCCTGCAGTTGCTGCAATTACTGGTTGATGAAAGTTAATTCCAGCTGCAAGTCCATCAACATACTGTTTAGTTACTGCGTGGAGATCTGACGTAGGTGCACCTGAAAGTGTTAGTGCTCCTGTCATTGTTCCACCAGCAAGTGCTAGTTTAGCGTCTAAAGCTGTTTGTGTAGCAGTTGATACTGGTTTGTTGGCGTCAGATGTATTATCAACATTTCCTAATCCAACCATTGTTGCTGTAATTCCTGTTGCTGTTGTTGTTACTGAAAGCGTAGGTATTGTTACGGTACCAGTAAATGTTGGTCCTGCTATATTAGACTTTAAATTGTCTGCGTCGTCTACATATGTCTTTGTAGCAAGAGCAGATGTGTCTGCAATACCGTGTACAGATGTAGTTGCAGAATTGTGATTGGAAACTGCTGTTCCTAGATTTGATGCCGTGGTGATTGCTTCTTGAGTTACAGCATTGTCTGCATATGTTTTTGTAGCAAGAGCAGATGTGTCTGCAATACCGTGAATATTTGTAGTATCTGATTCGTGGGTTGAAACAGCGCTATCTGCATATGTTTTTGTAGCAAGAGCAGATGTGTCTGCAATACCGTGAATATTTGTAGTATCTGATTCGTGGGTTGAAACAGCGCTATCTGCATATGTTTTTGTTGCCAATAAAGATGTATCTGCAATACCATGAATATTAGTTGTATCAGATTCGTGTGTAGATAAGTCAGTTGATGACGCCTTACTATTTAATTGTGTTTGTATAGAAGATGTAACGCCGTCTACATAATTAAGTTCTGTTGTAGATAATGTTGCACCGTAAAGTATATTTAACTCTGTAGCGCTTGCTGTTAAAGGCACATCCTCATTAATTTTAGGGGAATTTAAAGTTTTGTTTGTAACGGTTTGTGTTCCATCTGTTGTAAGAAGCTTAGATGTGTCTGCAATACCATGAATATTTGTAGTATCTGATTCGTGGGTTTGAACAGCTCCAGTAGTAAAGCTTTCTAGCGTACTTTGTAATGAATCTAAATTATCTAGAATTGCTAATTCTTTTGAATTTGCTGCTCCATAATTAGCTACCCATTTATCATTTACTTCATCCCATTGAATAAATGCTGGTAGTGAAGATCCTCGTCTTACAGAGAATGCAGCACTAAGAGTCGGAGCTCCAGTAGATACATTTGAATTTAAAATAATTTCATTATCTTCTACAAGAAGTTCTGCAGTATTTAATGTTGTTGTATCTCCAGAAACTGTCAAATTTCCAGGAACTACTAAATCTCCAGAACTTGTAAATACTGCTACTGTTCCTGTAGCATTTGGAAATGTAATTGTTTGATCTTCTGTAGGATTTGTTACTGTAAGGGTTGTTTCATATGCGTCTGCAGATGATCCCTCTAAAATAATGCTTGATTTTGGAACCAATAAGTTTCCATCGACATCTAACTTTGCTGGTCCGCCTGCGTTACCAACATCTGCTAGTAATACATAATCTGCTGCTGCTGCGTTGTCTAATCCAGTTATTTGATCATCGACATAAGATTTAAGTGCAACAACTGATGAGTCAATATTAAGAGAAATTGTATTTGTGCCATCATTGTAAGATTTTGTAAGACCTGCTCCCATTGAAAGTGCTGAGTCGATTGCATCTTGTGCAATTTCTGTAATTCCTGGTGCATCTGATGCAATGTATGCAAGGCTAGTCCATGCTGTGTTGCCAGTTCCAACTTTAATTTTTCTGGTGTCTGTTTCAACACCCATTTCACCTGCGGCTAATGTAGGATTTGCTGAGGTCCATTCTGATGCTGTTCCTCGTCTTACTTGAATTCTTACTGTTGACATAT